ACGAAGGGGTATTCTATGATACTTTTGGTGATGATGATATGATACACTTTTCTTCTTCATTATCTTCTTTAGTAAAAGAAGGAGGAGTAGCTACTTGGTGGAATAACCTAGAGGAAGAAAATAACTTCTATAATATACCTAATGTTACCTACCAACAATATTCTGTTGATCCTCCTACAAATATGTACTTTAATAACACAACTTATTATCTACCTAAATGGCAACAATAGACGCATCTAAAGCAGGATATGTTATAGGTCAATCCTCTACAACTTTTGCAACTTCAAGACAAAATGGCAGTAGTGTAGTGGCAGCCCCTACAAACAACCAAGCTGCTCTTCAATATACAGCAACTTCTGGTCGTGGTTCTCTTACTCATGCTATAAGAAGAACATTCCTTTATTTTGACACTAGTGGACTAACTGGAACAATATCAAATACTTCACTTAATATTGTAGGAGCTGGATCAGACACAGCTGATGTTATTGTTTTAAAAAGTACGGCTTTTGGTGGAGATGGGGGCACAACATTAGCAACTTCAGATTTTTTTTCTACAATAGATTTTAGTACAGCATATAGTAGTGAATATGCTTCATGGGATGCTTCAGGTACTAATGACATTACCCTTAATTCAACCTCAAATACAGACATACAAAATGATGATGCCTTTATTTGCGCTATAGTTGAACATGATAAAGACTACAGCAATACAGCAGCAACCTCAGCAACATCTTTAAAAGCAGGTATAGGATTTGGAACTACAATTACTCTTACTTACACAGAAGGATCGTCTGGATATGCAAATGATGTAATAGGCGTTGCGACAGCAAACATAGGTAAAGTGTTAGGTGTAGCAACAGCAAATATTGGAAAGGTAATTGGGGTCTAATGGCTAATATAAAAAATAAATTTACACAACCTTTATCAACGGAGTTTTCTCCTAAGGATCTCGTTGTGGATATTAAGAATGGTCATTTATATTATAAGTCAAATTTAGGAGTACATAAATTAATAGGAGATAACTTAAGCACAAACACAAAAGACGAAAGGGGGTACTTTGCAGCGGGTATAGAAGTAGTAGGCGATGTAAAGGTTTCTGGATCAGATAGTAATGAAGGTGGTCAATTAACATTACTCCCAAAAATAGGAGGGGGTTATACATGGAATGTAGATAATTATCAAGAAAATTTTAGATTATTTACGGAGGGCACAGAGACGGCAGTAAGAATGCAAATCTCTTCATCAGGTTACATTGGTATGGGAACAACAACCCCAGATCAACATTTACATATTAAGGGTGGGACAAGCCCCCAAATTTTAATTGAAGAATCCACAAACGAATTTGTAAGAATTGGTGTAGAAAACACAGGGGGCGATATGTGTTTAGGTTGGGATGATGAAGACGACATGCATTTTGGTGTTTTTAGTAGTATAACAAACACTGATATAGATACAAAAATGACAATTGAAGGCGCAACGGGGCATGTTGGTATAGGAATAGTAAATCCTTCATCAAGACTACATGTAGTCAACAGCGTAGCTCCTGGACCTGTAGTTAAATTTAAAAACACATCTACAACGTATGACGCAGCAGTATTAGCACTTCACATAGGCAGAGACGGGACAGGTGATGGATATAATACTCATCAACATTTTATTGGTTTTTATGATGGGGCTGATGATCTTAAAGGAAGAATTTATGCGATAACTAGTGGAATTGAGGTTGATGATTCTAATTCTGATCGTAGATTAAAATGTAATATAAAAGATTCAACTAGACTTGGTATAGATACATTAATGAAGTTACGTATGGTAGATTACAAATATATTAAATCCCCAGACAAAGTATACACATCTGTTATAGCCCAAGAATGTAAAGAAGTATATCCCGATGCTGTAAGCGATTATGAAGAAGAAAACATAGCCAAAGGGCTAAAGTGGGGTGATGATGGATATACACCTATGTTTATAAAGTCTAATAAATTCATTCCTCTATTACTAACAGCAGTACAAGATCAACAAAAAATTATAGAAAATCTAAAAGCTAGAATAGAAAAAATAGAAAATAACTAATGGGATACTTAGTAGGAGAAAATTCATCAATAAGATTCATATCAGGATCAGCTACGGGATCAGCAGGAGGTCCCTCTGAAACATCTATAATGGCTAGATGGGAAATAGACCCCGCTGATAAAAAAAGCATTCAATTTAGAATACCATCGGAATCCTTTGGGGGAACAGAAGACCGCATACCATTCTATGTGTCTTCATCGGGGAAAATAGGAATAGGCACTAATGACCCAGAAACAGAAATAGAATTAAAAACAACATCCTCAGCTGTAAATTCCCATAGATTCGGACCTACAAGAATATCAGGATCATTAAATGTTATAGGAAACATTGCCTCCGGAGATATAAATGGCGGCTCTTTCTAATATTATATATGTATATCTAACACTTAATAAATTAAAGTTATGGCAATAGAAAAAAAAATACCTTCACCCTCTGAAATTATAGGCGAAGCAAAAAAATTTACCCCTGAAGAAGTTCAAGAACTACAAACTCTTCAAACACAAATATCTCAACTTACCCTTTCATTTGGTCAATTAGGCTTAAGCAAAATTAAATTGGAAGAACAGGAATCCTTCTTAAAATCTCAATTAAAAATGTTGGAAGAAAAAGAAACTAACCTTGCAAAAACATTGTCAGACAAATATGGCAAAGGTAGTTTAGATATAGAAACAGGTGAATTTACTCCCGTAGAGTAATATAATAATATCATAACTATACAGATAGCGATTAGGTTTAAAACTTAATCGCTTGCTCTGGTTTGGTTTGAGCTTTCTTTCATATTTATATGGGAACAACTAAGACACAAAACTACCCTAATAATATTATAAGATGGCAGAACAAATAATCTCACCAGGTGTATTTACCAGAGAAAACGATCAATCATTCCTTCCCCAAGGAGTTGGAGCAATTGGAGCAGCAATAGTTGGACCTACAGTAAAAGGACCAGCATTTGTACCTACAGTAGTAAAAAACTTTGCTGAATATGAAAGAAAATTCGGAACACTTAGCTCAGATACATTCGTACCACAAACAGTTAGAGAATATCTAAAAAATGCAGGATCAGTAACAGTATGTAGAGTATTAGCTGGTGGTGGTTACACATTTACTCCTGGAACAAATGACTTTATTACACTAATAGCAACAGGTTCAACAGCAACCGATAAAGTATTATTAGGAGTAATTTTTCCTTCTAAAGACACAGATGCCCTTCCCACCTTAGGAGATTCAATCTTAACTGGAAGTATGAGTGTAAGTGCTAGTTTTAGTTTAACTTTAAGTGGATCAACTGCAACCACAACTCAATTTTCAGCCTCAATAAACCCAGCTAATTCAAATTACTTATTTAAACAATTAGGTGATTCACCCGATAATAGTAAAAGCGGAGTAGTAGAATACGCAGGAACTCCTGGATACACATACATTAATTTTCAAACCTTACAAACAGATTTATTAGCAACCCATGCCTTAACAGGATATGGTACAATAGGTTCTGGCTCATATATAGAAATTAATTCACAATCAGGTGATCCAGTTACATTTAATGGTAATTTAGGACAAACAGAAGGATACTCATATGCTTCTACACCTTTTATTACTTCACAATTTTTAGACGTTAATAAAACAACAAAAGAATTATTTAAATTCCATAGTTTAGGACACGGTACAGCATGTAATACTGATTATAAAATTTCTATTGCTAATTTAAAAGAACCAAGCAATATAGATAATGAAGAACAATATTCAACATTTTCAGTAATTATTAGAAAATATAGTGATAAAGATAAATCACCTTCAATTGTAGAACAATTTAATGGTTGTACTTTAGATCCAGATTCACCAAATTACATTTCAAGAGTAATTGGTGACAGATACCCTCAATATAACGAAACATTAGACAAAGTAGAATTGTTAGGTAATTTTTCAAACATTTCAGATTATGTTAGAGTAGAAGTAACAGACGCCGTTGGTTCAAAAGCAACTTCTCCTAAATTATCACCAAAAGGATTTGGAGCAGCAAGCAACCCAATTTCAACCTCTTCATTAGGCCTTAGTTGTACTTTCCCATCAGCTTCCTACGAAGGAACACAAACAGTTAATTCAAATTATAGTACTAAAGCATATTTAGGTTGGAAATTTGATGATAAAGCATTAGATAATTCGAACTTTATTAAGCCTCTACCTTCTTCAACAGAAGGAAACGTATCAGGTAAATTTAATGTTGAAAATTACTCAGGCCATGCAAGTTCATCATTATGGTCAGGCTCATTAAGTGCCTCAATAGACACAACAGGAGTAACAGGACCAACAGCTAACCAACTTAAATTCACAGTTCCTTTCCAAGGAGGTGAGGATGGTGTTGCACCTTACACAGTTAAGTTTAAAGGAAATGAAAGTGATTTAGCAACTAACTATGAAAATGGTACTAACCTATATGGTTTTAATTTAACAAATGGACAAGCAGGCCACACAGGATATAAAAAAGCATTAGACATTCTTTCAAACCAAGATGAGTATGACATTAACATGCTAGCTTTACCTGGAGTTATAAAACAAAGACATTCAGCAGTAACTACTGCAGCAACGGATATGGTAGAAACACGTGGTGATGCGTTTTATATAATGGATTTAGCCCAATATGACCAATCAGTTAACCAAGCAGTTAATGTAGCAGATGGTTTAGACACCAATTATGCAGCCGTTTATTACCCATGGATTAAAGTACTTGACACAGCAGCTAATAAGCCTGTATTAGTACCACCTTCAGTAATTGTACCTGGAGCTATTGCAGCATCAGACAAAATAGGAGCTGAATGGTTTGCACCAGCAGGTTTAAACAGAGGAGTACTTGGAAATGTATTAGAAGCTAAAATAAGATTAAACCAAGGTGAAAGAGACAGATTATACAATGCTAAAATCAACCCAATTGCAACCTTCCCACAAACAGGAGTTTGTATATGGGGTCAAAAGACACTACAAGAAAGATCAACAGCGCTTGATAGAATTAATGTTAGAAGATTATTAATCGCAGTTAAAAAATACATCGCAAGTTCTTCAAGATACCTAGTATTTGAACAAAATACTCAAGCAACAAGAAATAGATTCTTAAACATTGTTAACCCATACTTAGAATCAGTACAACAAAGACAAGGTTTATACGCCTTTAGAGTACAGATGGATGAAGGCAACAACACACCAGATGTAATAGATAGAAATCAATTAGTAGGTGCAATTTTCCTTCAACCAACTAAGACAGCCGAGTTTATTGTTCTTGATTTTAACGTATTACCAACTGGAGCAACGTTTGACGGAGGAGGATATTAAAAAAAATAATACTCTTATATTTATAATAGAATAACAAGAAAAATACCAATAAAAAGATGGCAATATTAAACACAAACGAAATGATGTTTACAGCATTCGAACCTAAGTTGCAAAACAGGTTTGTAATGTATATCGACGGGATTCCAGCTTACTTAATTAAAAAAGTAGGTAGACCAAATGTTACATTTGGCGATGTAACACTCGATCACATCAACGTGAAAAGAAAACTTAAAGGAAAAGCCGATTGGCAAGACATCACAGCTGAGCTTTATGATCCTGTAACACCTTCAGGTGCTCAAGCAGTAATGGAGTGGGTTCGTTTGTCACATGAGTCTGTAACAGGTAGAGATGGTTACTCTGATTTCTATAAGAAAGACATTAGATTTAATGCACTTGGCCCTGTAGGAGACGTTGTTGAAGAATGGATATGTAAAGGAGCATATGTAAAATCAGCCAACTTTGGAGATTTCGATTGGACTTCAGACACACCAGCAAATATTACACTATCTATTAGAATGGATTATGCCATCTTAAATTACTAATAGTAATAATTTATATAAAAGAAAAGCGCCTATTTGGCGCTTTCTTTATTCTGCTATATATGTATATCTGAAACAAGTTATAAACACTAAACAACGTTATGGAACAAACAAAACCAAAATTCCCAACAGAGGAAGTAACATTACCCTCAAAAGGGTTATTATATCCCAAAACATCCCCCTTATCTAAAGGAACCGTTGAAATGAAATATATGACTGCTAAGGAAGAAGACATTCTTACTAATCAGAATTATATAAAAAACGGAACAGTTATTGATAAATTATTACAATCATTAGTAGTAACAGACATAGATTTTAATGAATTACTAGTAGGGGATAAAAACGCAATATTAATTGCAGCTCGTATTTTAGGTTATGGGAGTGATTATTCT